TCTCTTCTGATAGCATCTAAGATTGGGTTAACAGCATCTAAGAAATCTTGTCTTACTTTTGCGTCGTTTTGTTCAAATAACAATCTGATTGCCACCGCTGAAATCAATTTACGAGCTTGTAACAACAATCTTCTTACGTTAATTCTGTTAAGAGCACTTTCAGCAACTTGTAACGTTTTGTTACCCCAAATTACCGTACCAACATCAGAGAAAGTAGCGATTGGGTTGATTCGTCCTGTGTAAAGTGTATCTCTATCTTCTTGAGTTAATTTCTTACGAGCTTTAACCGCATTTACGATACCACGAGTATAACCTGCCGTTGCGAACCAAGGGAATGCAATGTTATCAGTTAAGGCTAAGTTTCTTGTTACTTCACCTGTTGGTGGTAAGTAGATATTAGTATTGTTAACTGAATCTTTAATTAATACCCACGGATAGTAAGTTGCGGTGTAGTTAGAATCAATATCAGATGTTTCTAAATTATCAACTGCGTCTTGTGGTAAGATAAAGTTGCTATAATCTGTACTATTAGATGTATACATTTCCCAATCAGGTAACGTTACAATGTAGATTGAGTCTGCTCTATCATTTTCAATCATATCTATTGATAAGTCAACTAATTTAGGATTATTTACCAAATCAATACCAGGAGTTGCAAATACGTTAATGTTAACTGATGCTGGGTTGTTAAATGTTTGAATACCTAACAAATATGCGTAGTAGTCAGTATTTGCCCAATCAACAGAATTACCATCAATTGTAATTGTTTTGAAGATATGTCCTGAAGAGGTTGGGAAATTAACACTAGGACAAGCAGAGTTCAAATAAGGAGTTTGTCCAATTTGGTAAATATCCTGATTTGTTCTATGTTCGTCATAGATATTCCATCCGTCAAATCCACCTTGGAATGCTAACGTGAACTTTCTTGAGTACAAATAGTAATACGGATTAGTTTGGACTGTTGGTTCAGAACTAAAACTTCCATCACCTACGTAGAACGCCGTATCACCACTATTAATATATTCGTTAGCAATTGTACAAACTGTTGCTCCACTATCCATATGGAAACCTTTAGTTTGATAATTCCAAACTCCATTAGTTTCGTTACAAATACCTTCGTATTTTCTACCTTTATATTGCCACATGTATTCGTCAGTACCAATTTTGTCAGATAAACCTAAATAAGTTCTTCTTACTTTATCACCTGAACTACGAACTGTACCTGCGATTGGAGAAACATATAATACTTCACCAGCAAAGTCATATTTAGTTTTGTAAACTGGAAATGGAGGTGTTGTTGTGAAAGAATTAAACGGATCGACATATTCTCTCATAAGATATCCTTCAAAACCACAAGGTAAAGTATCAACATCCGCATCAGAATTAACTTCCACCATTATATATTTTGAATTTAATCCGTATTCACCATTTGATGTACCAACTTTTTTAGCTACATAACCAGGTGTGTTAGGATTCATCGTACAATTTGTAAATTTCTCAATAACTACAGGATTTGAATCACTATCATAATAACTCCTTACAGCCACATCAAATGTTCCATTTGTAAATGATACATTTAAAATTGAAATTTTAATTTCAGTATTAGCCATATTACCGTCAGAAATTGAAACAAATCTAAACAATCTTGTTACTTTATTTCCTTGTAATTGTGATACAACCCACGGAGTTTCAGGAGTTTGATACCTATCTAAATACCAACCTAAACTATCCGCAGTTGTTGCTAATGGAGTGTTATTGAAGGTTTCTCTAGCACCGTCAGTAGTTGTTAATTCACATTTTATACCTCTAATATATCCATAGTTATAACCATGACCTAATAACGTAGGGTAAATTTCCTCAACAAATAATGGATTAGATGTTTTATTTTTATCAAAGTTAGAAACTCCTAAAACTTTAGTAATATATGTACTATCAGTATTGTCCAATGAAACGTCAAATGAAAACGCCGCAGAACTATTTGTTGTACCAGTAATTGTGAATACTGCGTAAGGATTATAATTTATTTCATTATAAGTTGTAACACCTGTTGGATTAGTTTCAGATGTAGTTATACAATTAATACCGACTTGTGATGTACCTGATACTTCATAAACAGGTCCTCCATCTGTAATTGTATAATCACTAACACCTCTACTTCTTAATGTAGATACAACTAAATTATCATATTCAGTATATGAAGTACCTGTTAATTGGTAATAGTAAAAACGAACAGTACCACTAACAATTGAACCTGTAACAACTCCCAAATCATCAATTACAACACCTGTAGACCAACCACTATAAATACCTGAACCATCAGTTTCAAACAATGTATTATACCAAGTTCTATTTGTAATTGCGGTTAAGTCCGCAGTACTACCGTTCATATCATCAACCGTAAATTGATTAACCTTTGTACCTGGATAAACACCTGAATATGTATATGTCCAAGGAGAGGCGTTTGGAATTGATCCAAATATTAGATTAGTAGTATAAGGTGTAGTTCCTGATAATCCAAACGCTTGTACTGCTTGATATAAATGAAATCTAAGTTGTTCTTTCATTGTTGTTTCATTACCATTTCTAACAAATGGTATTTCCATTGGAAATGGAATTGGGTATGAAGGAGACACAGGAGTATTATAATTAACCGTAATTGAAGACGTACTTGTACCTGTTGTACCAGTAAATAAGAAGTCACCAAAAGCATTTGTTGGGATTCCATTGTACGTCGAATTTGAATCGAACCTAACAGTGTCTAAATCAACATTAGCAATTGTTGAGAACGACCAAGAAGGACCCGCATCGTATCCTGAAAGTCCAAGAATTCTTGTTACGAACAATTGGTTTGATTGTTGTAAATATGATTTAGCGATATACGCAGTTTCATATTTAGGGATTTGAGTATTCACAAATTTTTCAGGGCTTGTTTCCCCAAAATAAGTTGTAAACTCATCATAGTTTGTTATGAAGATAGGTTCAAAAGCCGGTCCTTTCTGTGTTTCTCCAGCCATACCTAACGTTGTCACACCCACGCTTTGAGCAACAAAGCTCAATTCTTTTTCCGATGTATACACACCGGGTGACACAAATACTCTATTTGATGTTGCCATTATTAGTTTGTTTTTTTTTTAATTTATTTTATAGATAAATATTCACTTTTTTTCAAAAGTTCTTTATGTTTATGAAACATTTTTTAATAAAGCAGAAAAAATTCTACCTATTTTCTACCATGTCTCAAAAACAACCAAAAATCAAAAATTTGAAGATTTCTGTTGAGTCCCATGAAATTTTAAAAAAATTTTGTAATAAGAAAGGTATTAAAATTTATAAGTTTGTTGAACAACTTATAATTGAAAAGTGTAAAGAAAAAACTGACATTTACGGTGAGAACTAAATCAATGTACATTCTACTTCAATAAGAGAATCCACATTTGCCGTATCTTTAACAATATTAATGGTAACAGTATCGGAGTCATTAACTTGTATTTCATTTAAATTACTACCATAATAAAGATTGTTTATTAATATATCAAAACTATCAACATTTTTGGTATTTAAAAATTTAACATCGGCAGTATAACGGAAAGTATAGTTGAATGAGGTAGCGGTATTTGGGAAACTAAATGTTAGATTAAATTTTTTAGTATTCTTTGGTTTTTTATCTAAACGTTTTTTTCTTTTATTTCCTGTATCAACTTCAAGTAATTGTAATACTCTTGATATTCCTGGAGATACTTCAAATTCATCTTCGTCAATTAAAAATCCTAACATAGTAAATCCATAACTTTGGATGTAATATTTTCGTTTCTCTACTTCCATGACTGACTCATCCGATACATCATTCATTACAATTGGAATATAATGTCCTTTAATGTTTCTGTACGCCTGTCTTGACGAGAATTTCTCCAATATAATTTGGTTTAATTTATTAAGTTCTCTCATTCTATTACAAACTATTTTAACTTGATATGTTATATCAACAGGAACAGGTTGTGGTATTTTATAAACATCAACGCCTTTTCTTTGCCCGTCCCATGTAGGTACTGACGCATAAAAGTATTGTCTTCTATTAGGAATATTATAAAGTAACGCAGGATTTGTACCATATTTAACTTCAGGGATCCTAATTGTTGTAATAAAAGGAGGTTCCGCATTTTTATCTAAATTTTGAAAATTCCACGTCTCAACAAACTGAGACCAATTTTGTGTTGTTACAATAATATCAACTGTAGGTATAATTTTACCTTCAACCACACATTTTAAATCTTCTTTCACAAAATCTAAAAATCCTCTATCTAAATCGGCATGTAATAAAGATTTTGGTAAATAAGTACCATCTTTATTAATCATATCAACCAAATCTTGCCTACGTCGTAGTAAAGTGTTTGGTTGTGTTAAAGGTATGTTTTTCTTAATCTTTTTTGGTAGTCCCATGATATAGATAAATATTATAATCC